CCTTCCCTGACGAAGTAGTGAAGTTTATCCTTGCATAATTTATAGGGTAGGTTGAAATATACCTACCCATTTTTTCAAACTAATTTAATTCAATAACAATGGCTTGTGCTTTAACTCAAAATTATACCTTAGATTGTAAAGACAGTTTAGGCGGTATAACCGAAGTTTATTTTATGGCAGCTGGAGATGTTACCTCTACAACTGAGGCAAGTGGTGTAATTACCGCTTTAGTAAAAGCATCTGGTAAAAGGTTCTTTAAGTACGAACTTGTAAAAGGCACTTCTCAATTAGTTGAGAATGTTAATGCAAACGTACAGAATGGAACTATCTTTTATGCTCCTGAATTAACTATCGTATTAAACAAATTACAAGCGAACACAAGAAACGAAATCTTGTTACTCGCTCAAAACACTTTAGTGGCGGTTGCCAAAGATAACAATGGCAAATACTGGTACTTAGGAAAACAAAGAGGCTTAGACCTTACAGGCGGTAACGCAGGTACAGGTACGGCAGAAGGCGACAGAAGTGGTTACACTTTAACCTTCACAGGTGCGGAAGCTGCCCTTGCTCCAGAAGTTAACTCTACTGTTGCAGGTCAATTAACTACCGCAGGTTCTTAGGTTGTTTTGGTTTTGTATATAGATGCCCTCGGACTTAATTGTTCGGGGGTTTTTTATTTTGCAAACAATCGCATTACTTTATATTTATAGTTGTGATAAGATTAATAAAGGGGCAAACCCAAAACATAATACTTACCTTGACTGAGAAGCAGCTTTTAACAAGCCCGAACTATCTATTTATTTTTGAGAATAGATCAACAAATACGGACATCAAATTTGTAAGGCTTAACAATACAGATATAAGCGCATATAAGGATAGGTACAATGAGTTTACTATCGTAGTTAATAGCTTCTTTAATACAGCTTTAAACGGGCAATACACCTACACAATCTACGAGCAAACAAGTACTACCAACACAAACCCGACGGGCTTAAACTTGCTTGAAACAGGCATAATGGAACTCGAGGGTACAACTATATCATTCACAGAATACGAAACAACAAGCACATTCACAATAAGACAATAATGGAAATACAAGTATTGACATTTGCCGAGGCAAAGCAACCGGAATATAAAGAGAAAAAAGGCGAAGGGTATATGCAGTATGGTCAAAACAATGACTATCCGCAATACCTATTAGACCTTTTTAACAAGTCAGCAAAGCACAATGCTATCGTAAGAGGCAAAGTGAACTACATTGTTGGTAATGGTTGGGCAGGAGAGCAGCCTATTGTTAAGCAAGTTAATAGAGAGGAAACTTTAAATGATCTAACTAAAAAGGTTGCTTTAGATATTGAACTATTTGGTGGTGCTTATATCCAAGTTATTTGGTCTGTAATGGGCGAACAAATCGCTGAGTTATGGCATTGTGATTATACAAAGATTAGAACTAACAAAGACAACACTCAGTTTTGGTATAAAGAAGATTGGAAAGCTACACGCAACCAAGAAAAAGCTGAGATATACAATGCGTTCAATCCTAAAAACCCTGTAGGTGTTCAAATACTTTATGTAAAAGAATACAGACCGGGTATGAATGTTTATAGCCTTCCGGGTTATTTCGGTGCGCTTAACTACATTGAAAGTGATGTTGAAGTTAGTAAGCACGTTTTGGGTAATGCTCAAACCGGGTTTTCTGCCAGTAAACTTATTACTTTACCAAACGGAGAGCCAAGTCCTGACGAGAAACGTGCAGTTAGCAGACAGTTTGATAATATGTACACGGGTGCAGACGGCAAAAAGTATTTACTTGCTTTTGTAAATGATGCAACTCGTAAGCCTATTGTAGACGATTTGGGTGCGAGTGATTTAACTAAAGAAGATTTTGGAAGAGTAGACGAGTTAATTCAAACCAATATATTTTCTGGGCATCAAATTACGGCTGCAGAACTTTTTGGTATTGCAGTTCCTGGTCAATTAGGGAATAGACAACAAATGCGTGATAGCTACGAAATCTTTAACAACACTTATATTCGTTACAAGCAAATGCAATTAGAAGGTGTATTTAATATGCTTGGACAATATGCAGGTGTAACCGAGGAATTAATGCTACAACCTACCGACCCAATCGGTATTGATTTTAGCGAAAGCATTATTAAAGAAGTAGCACCAAAAGAGTGGATATTAGAGAAGCTTGGTATTGACCCTACTAAATACGGAATGCCTATTGAAAGTGAGCAACCAATGGCAGCAAGTCCTTTAAGTGTGAACGAGCATATTAAAGGTTTGAAAGGTCGCGAGTGGCAAAATATGCAGCGCATCATTAGAGATTTTAACAAGGGCAAGATTACCAGAGAACAAGCAAGTTCTATGCTTAAGGGCGGTTATGCTTTAAGCGACGAAGAGGTTGCTACTTGGTTAGGTGCTGAAGATTTAGAATTTAGTGAGCAAGATTTTCAAGTGTTCTTTGAGTTCGGAGAAGATAGAAGTAACTACGAGGTTCTTAAAAGTAAAACAAGATTTAGCGACGATGCTGACTTTGAAATGTTTGCAGATGTAACACAATTACAATCTAACATCTTGGACTTAATTGTTAAGGATAAAAGAATTACCCCTGAAGTAATAGCTGACACTTTAAAAGAAGATGTGGGTGCGGTTAAGCGTGTTATTGATTTATTAATCGAGAAGGGCTTTATTAAGACAAGCGAAGTAAAGCAAGGCAAAGGGATTGATAGTAACGTTATTATTGAAAGGGAATTAACTGCGCCTATTGGTAAAATTGTTGAAGCTATTAAGCCACAAACAACGCAGATTTTAATTCGTTACACTTACGAGTGGAAAGCAGGTTTTAATGATAGCGATTTAGATACAAGCAGACCTTTTTGCAAATACTTAGTTACTGCTAATAAATTTTATACTCGTAGCGATATAGAGCAAATGAGTGCAAGGCTTGGCTATTCTGTATGGGATAGGCGAGGCGGTTGGTATACTAAGCCAGGAACAAATACACATTCTCCAAGTTGCAGACACGAGTGGCGCAGCAATATCGTGAAAAGAAAATAAAGAAAATAAAAGATGAGCTTAAACACATTATTCATAAGCGTACAGAATATTAAAGACAGGTCTGGATTACACGCAAACGTAGACGAGAAACTTGTATTACCTGAGATTAAAACGGCTCAAGATATGTATATCTTACCTGCGCTTGGTAGTGCTTTATACAACAGGCTTCAAGCAGGTATCACGGCTAACAACTTAAATGCTAATGAGGTTATTTTATTAGACCAATACATAGCAGATACTTTAGTGCATTATGTACTTAGTGAGTTGCCTATGGGATTGTCTTATCAATTCTATAACAAAGGCTTGTTAAGGAAAGGTGGCGAGAATACCGAAAACCCTTCTATGCAAGATATGATTGATGTGGCGAATAGATACAAGACCCGTGCTGAGTTCTACAAGCAAAGAATGATTAAATACCTAAAAGAATATTCTACACTTTATCCTGAGTACTTGAACCCTGGAAGTGGCATTGATGCAATACACCCTGAGAATGATGCTTATACAACGAGCATTTGGTTAGGCGATTTTGATTGCTGCGCAGGTAAAAGCTTCGAGGAACTTTATCAAGGGAATAGAGGTTGTAGTGATTGCTAATTATGAGTAAAGTAACAACAATTAAAAACCAAAATAAACTTCGTGTTTATTTAGAAAAAATTAAGAATGAGCCTAACACTCAATCAAATAGTCAAACAAATAACAACACTCGGAAACGACCACGAACAAATTAACTTTGTTTACTTCGGAGATGTGTGGGAACGTTTATCTAATGGCGAGGTTACTTACCCTGCTATGTTCTACACTTTAACGGGTGCAACTATAAACGCTAAAAATATTACTTATAATTTTAGCCTTTATTTTATGGATCGTATGTTAATGGAAGAGACAAACGAAACCGAGGTTTTATCGGATATGACTTTAGTAGGTCAAGACATAGTAGCGCAGTTACGTTACCCTAAAGCGATTTGGGATATTGGCGATACTGCACCATTGACTTACTTTACTGAGAGCGACCCCGATTACTTAGCCGGAGTTAAGATTGACATCACAATGGAATTACCTTACTTAAATGACAGATGCCAAGTACCGAGCATCTATAACTATACAGAATGATAGGCAAAAAAATTAACCAATTAGCTACCGAGTTAGCACCAGTTAGTACCGATTTAACTATTATAGGCGACCCGATTAGTGGAGTAAGTAAGAAGATTACACTTGCACAATTAGGAGCGATATTTAGCGGTGCGGTTTCGTTTTATAGTAACCTTGCAGGGTTTCCTGCGGTTGGCGATATTAATGTTATCTATTGTGCTAAAGACACGCAGAAGCTTTATTTATGGAGTGGCTCGGCTTATGTTGAGGTCTTTCCTTCACAAGCTTTATTAGATACTTACCAATTAAGAAGTGAGAAGGGCAACGCTAATGGTTATGCTTCTTTGGATAGTCAAGGTAAAGTTCCTATCAGTCAATTACCGAGTTCTATTATGGAATATAAAGGAACTTGGAACGCAGCTACTAACACGCCTACACTTGCAAACGGAACGGGCGACACGGGAGATGTTTACATTTGTAACGTAGCAGGAACAGTAAACTTTGGAGCTGGTCCTTTGACTTTTGCAGTTGGCGATTATGTTATTTATAGCGGTTCTATTTGGCAGCGTTCAAGCGGTGCGGTAGGTACTGTAACAAGCGTAGCTTTAACAGTTGGTGGCGATGCGATAAGCGTATCTGGTAGTCCTTTAACTACAAGCGGAACTTTAGGTTTAACTTTTAACGGAACAACGGCTCAGTACATTCGTGGCAATGGTACTTTAGAAACCTTCCCTACTTCTTTAATTAGCGGTACGGGTAACGTAAATGCTATCCCTAAATTTACTGCTAACACAGTTTTAGGCAATAGTTCAATGGAAGATGATGGAAGCTTTGTTTCAATGCGTGGTTTAAAATTAAACCTAATAGCAGGAACGGGTAACACAATAAACTTTCAACAAGCTTCGGGTATTATTGCGGCAGGTCTTGGTTATAGCAGTATTGGTGCAGCAGGTTCAACGGGAATTAAATTTTACTTAGACCAAAATAGCACCACAAGAAGCTTTGTTTTAGACACTACAACTATTACAAGCGATACTGAGCGTACTTATAGTATGCCTAATTCAAGCGGTACTTTAGCTCTTACTTCTCAAATACCAAGCTTAACGGGTTACGTTCCGTACACGGGTGCAACGGCTAACGTAGATTTAGGAACGCATACTTTAATTGCTGCTAAAGGTACTTTTTCAAGTTCTGGTAGTGGCGATACAGTTGGCATAACACATTCAAGCGGTAGTGGTATTGCTTTAAATATTACTAAAGGTGGTAGTGGCGAAGGCTTATACATAAACAAGACAAGCGGTTCGGGTAACGCTGCAACAATCATAGGTACGTTAAACGCAACTACTTTAGTTAAGTCGGGCGGTACATCTTCGCAATTTTTAAAAGCCGATGGTAGTGTAGATAGCACCTCTTACGGCACGGGTTCGGTTACCTCGGTAGGATTATCTTCTGCAACAAGCGGAGTAACTATTGGCTCTACGCCTATTACAACAAGCGGAACTATTACTTTAGCTATTGCAACTGCGAGTGGTTCACAACAAGGTTTATTATCAAGCACCGATTGGACTACATTTAACAACAAGCAAAATGCTTTAACAAATCCAGTAACGGGTACAGGTACTACAAACTACCTACCTAAGTTTACAGGTGCAAGTACAATAGGTAATAGCTTAGTTTATGATAGTGGAACAGGTATTGTAATTGGTGGTGCAGCTACTACTAATGGATTTTTAGAAGTTATTAAAAGCGGAAGCAGTATTGCTCAATTTAGTTTTGGACAATCAACAACATATCGTACTGACTTTTTTGTTGATACAGCAGGTTCTTTTTATATTCAACCACAAGGAACTACAAGATTAACATTAACAGACTCAGGCAACTTAGGATTAGGAGTTACACCGAGTGCGTGGGCTTCAGTTGTACCAGCTATTCAAATAAACAACGCTGCTATAGCAGGTAACAATAATGCTGACTTATACTTAACTGCAAACGCATATTATAATAGTGGGTGGAAATATATACAGACAACAACCGCTAATTTATATCAAATGGAGGATGGCATACATTCTTGGTTTAACGCTCCTTCAGGAACGGCAGGTAACGCTATATCCTTTACCCAAGCAATGACGTTAAACGCTTCAGGTAGATTACTTTTGGGAAAAACATCAGATGAGGGATATAAACTTGATGTAAATGGTGCTTCTCGTATTATAGGTTTGCAACAAGATGCCATACAAACAATTTTTACTCTTTATGGGTATAATGCAGCAAATCAAGATAAAGCATTATACTTTAAATTAACAGGTTCAACACCTGTTTGGACATTAACAACAGGTTCAGTAGGAACAGATGCAGGTATTAATATATTGCCAAATGGTAATGCTGGTTTAAGTATTGCTTATACAGGAGCAGCTACATTCTCAAGTAGTGTAACGGCAAATCAAATAAGCTCTATTGTTACAAGTGGAACTGCAAGAGTTACAATAGGAGATGGATCAGTAAGTGGTGGTGCTTTATTAAATTTAGCAGGAATAAGTGGCGGTAAAACTTGGTTTATTTCAAGCAACTATAATATTGGCGGTGGTTTAGAATTTATACAATCTACAACAAATGGTGGCACAACTCCGGCAAGTGGTGCTGCTATGGTTATAACCTCGGGCGGTAACGTAGGTATAGGTACTACCAATCCAAATAGTTATTCAGGTTATACAACTCTAACAATAAATAATAACACAACAGGTTCAATTTTAGACCTTGATGTTAATGATGTAAGAACTGCAACTATGGCAGCTACTTCATCTGCTTTTTATGTTTCAGCAGAAACAAATATCCCAATGATTTTGCAAACCAACGGAAGCGAACGTATGCGCATAACAAGTGGGGGGAATGTAGAAATAAACACAGGCTCAATAAAGACAGGAGAACCAGACACGGGTTGGGGTAGAGCAGCAATCAAGATAGGAGCAAGTGTAAGTGGCACTGCGTTCAACGTAACTCGTTACTTACCTGTAAGCGTAGACGGAACAGTATATTATATTAATTTAAATAGTTCAACACCTTAAAAATGGCATTAGAAACAAAATGGGTAGTGGTTCAAATGGATACCGCACCTTCAGAAGACACATTAACAGACGTAGTTAAAAGAGTACATTATCGTTACGAGGGTACAGATGAACAATACTTTGCAGATATTTACGGAGTATTGTCTTGCGAAACACCTTCGGAAACTGATTTTACTGCTTACGAAGATTTGACTTACGAGCAAGTATGCGAGTGGTTAGTTGCAGGTAACAACGTAGAAGCTATGGACTTAAACTTAGCTACACAGATTGAGAACCTTAAAAACCCACCGATTGTAAATTTACCAATTCCTTGGAATAGTTAGTATATTTGCATTATGGCATATTTGTACAGACATATTAGATTGGATAAAAATGAGCCTTTTTACATAGGTATAGCTACTCATTTAAAAAGAGCTTATGAAAAAGGGCATAGAAATCATTTATGGAAATCTATTGCATCAAAAACAAATCATATAGTTGAAATTTTATTTGATGATTTGACAAGAGAACAAGCATTAGAAAAAGAAAAAGAGTTTGTTTCTTTATATGGCAGAATAGATAAAAAGACAGGAACTTTAGCTAATTTAACTGATGGCGGAGAAGATTTTACTGGTTGTTGGAATAAAGGGAAAAAAAGAACAGAAGAACAAAAAGCTAAGTTAAGAGAAGCTGCAAAACATAAACCCCCTTTTACAGAAGAAAGAAAGTTAAATATATCAAAGGCTTTAAAAGGTAAAACAAAATCACCAGAGCATATATTAAAAGTTTCTAATAGTTTAAAAGGAAAATCAAATGGTAAATGGACTAAAGACCATAAATATGCAAATGAACAATATTGGCTTTCTATATATGAACCTATTGGACAATTTGATTTAAATGATAATTTAATAAAGGTTTGGTACAATAGAAGATATATATATAAAGAAATTAATGCAAAACCTTCTTGTATAACACAATGTTTAAAAAATTATAAAGCAACACATAAAAAACATAAATGGAAATTATTAGATACTAATTTGCCGTTTAGCAATCCACAATTATCTTTACAAATAAAAAACAATGAAAATGAAGTACAAACAAATCAAACAATTAGTGCAGGACATTAATGCAGTAATCGGAAATCAAGAAACAAAAGTAGCTAAGAAGCTTGTAAAAGTTTATGAGAAGGTTAAAAAGTACCACGAAGATTACAACTCACAAGTTGAGGAACTTCGCTTAGATAACGCTTCAGTAGACGAAAAAGGTATTTTAGTGCTTACAGAAAAAGGAGATTACAAATTCTCAAAGGAAGGTATCAAGAAGCTTACCAAAGATATTGATGCGCTAAATGATAAAGAATTTGATTTTCAAATAATTAACGTAGTCAATCCACAAGGTCTTGAGAATTTTACCTTCTTACAAGATTGGGTAACTGGCGTAGAATTTAACAAACAAGAAGAAGAAGAACTATAATGGCAAATAACAACCAAGCAGACCAATCAACAATCGTTTCCTTAGTAAGTGCTACATTAAGCATTACAAATATTCAACCACTATTCACATTGATTGCGAGTTTGGTGGCTATTGTTTCTGGTGGTATGGCTATTAGATACTATTACAAAATGACCAAAAAGCTTAAATGAGATTAATTCTTTTAGCCTTATTACTTACTTCGTGCGCCTCAGTTAAGAAGGCTACCGATAAATTAGATAGCACAGTTGTTAAAACATTTGACTCGGTGCGTGTTATCGTTTTAGATAGCGTAACTAAAATAGTAGAAAAGGAAGAGTATTTTACCAAGACAATAACTTACTACGATACTTTGTGGCTTACTAAGGATAGTATGATAACAATTCCTAAGTACACGGAGACCTACACAAAGGGTACAAAAGAGAAGCAGACAGATAGTAAGCAGACCAAGACGGACTCAATGGCTCTCAATCGCACAGAAAGTACCCAAATTTCGAAGATAACTAAAACTAAGGATAAGTCCTTTAGCGAATTTTATAAGGCTCTAATCGCGCTTATATTGATAATTACGCTAATCTTATTCTTTTGGAAACGTAAATAATATGGCAAAAGCAGCAAGAAGCGTAAACGTATCGACTAACCCGTTACCGATTTCATTCAAAGAGTTTAGCAAGAACCCTGTTGTTGGTATGCTATTTTTATGTATATGCGGTATTAGTTACTTGTATATAGACAATGCAAAGCGTAACGAAAAGCAAGACGATAAGATAGGGGCTTTGTATGAAATGGTGCGCAAAAGTGATAGCAGCAACG